TAGGTTACTCTGATCAGAAAGACGCTATAAAGAAGCATGTTGATTATGAAGACAAGCAAATTATTCAAAGGGGGCAAATCACCCCTTTTGAAAATAATATTCCAAAAGAAGTTTTGCCTTGTAATTTTGTTTGTGCAGATATCCCTACTAGAGGCTTAACTTTTATCAATGAGAGTGGAGTGTATTCCTTAATATTACGTTCAAAACTCCCTGCCGCAAAACAATTCAAACGTTGGGTAACCTCGGAAGTCCTTCCGGCGATCCGCAAGCACAAAATGTATCTCACACCTGAAACTGCAAAGGAAGCCATAGACGACCCTAGTGTATTCCTTGCTAAAGCTATGTTAGTGGCTAATGATGTTATTGAACAGCAGAAGACCAAGATTGTCGAACAACGTCAAGAAATCCTAAAGCTGACACCGAAAGCCGAAAAGTACGACAAGTATATGAAAGCCGAGGATAGCTATACGGTGTCTGATGTTGCTATGATGAATGGTTTATCGCCTGATAAACTCTTTAACTACTTAAGGAATATTGGGTGGCTCCGTAAGCCATACAGAGGGGCACACGAACTCACCAAGAACGCACCTACGGGTTACTTTAAGATTATCCGTACCTATTTTAATGGCTGTGTGCGTGGTACTCAAATCAGAGTGACCGTTGAGGGTTACCGTAATATCAGCAACTTATTATCTGCTAGAAAAGCTTTATAAATTACCTAAAAACTATACAAATGAATAGCGATATACAATAAATAAAACCTACCTTTTTGCTTACAATTACAATACGAACATAAAGCGAACAAATTGTAAATAAAAAGTGTTACAGAAAGGCAGGTTTATTTATTTTCGCCTTGAATACCGAACATAAGTTTGTAATAATACAATAGTCACAAATAAATGTTCGCATAAAAGGAGGACAAAGTAAATGGAAAAATGGATTGAAATGTTTGGTGAGGAAGCAGTAAGTAAGCAACTTGAACTTGAAGCCCGCTATAAGGTTATAGGACAAGAAGCAACCCGTAGAGCCTATGAACAAGCACGTACAGAAGACGGTGGAGTCACTCGCACCAACCTAGGGCAGAAGATTTTAGGACATCAATTTGAAGCAGTGAATACTGGAATTAAAACATTTATTGATGCCTGTTTGAAACCACACAGAGGAACAAAACCAAGTTATGTTTTGATCGTCGAAAATATTAAGGAAATATATGGTGAACATGAAGAACGTATGTTTGGAGTTATAACCTTGACAGTATTCTCGGTGTTACTTAATGGCGTCTTACGGAAAAACTGCCAGCACTCTAATTTATGTCAGACCATTGCTAAAGAACTCTATGACGAAGTAAAGTTACAAGCATTTCTTAATTGCCACGAAGGGAAAGCCACAAGTGTCCTCACAGGTTTAGAAAAACGTGTTCAAGCACTGTATCGACGTGCATATGCTTTAGCACGTATGGAGCATGAGAATTTTTCGTTTGCGGAATGGAACAAGCAAGATGCTATGCAATTATCCGCTAGTTTAATTCAAGTTGTGCTTAAGGTCAGTAACTACTTTGAAGAATATAAGCATGACAATATTTTAGAAATTCAACCCTCTCAAAGTCTTCTTGACGGTTGGAATAAGAACGAAGCAAAAATTATTGAGTCGTCTTATCGCTTATGCCCGACGATCTTACCGCCAAGGCAATGGGAGAACTATATGGACGGCGGGTACTATGGAGAGTTACAAAGTACCTCTAAGCTTCTAAGAGTGCACCGTCAGCAGGACGTTTTTACTAAGTCTTATATGTCTACGCTAAATCAGTTGGAGCTTGAAGGAGTACGCAAGGCTATCAATGCAATTCAAGCTACTCCTTGGGTAATAAATAAAGAAGTCTTGGAGGTACTACAAGAATTAGTCAAACGTGGTGGCGGTATCGCAGGTATACCGAACCTCAAAGAAAGCGTACCGCCTAGTGTTTTACCACCCAACTACACGGATGAACAACTTAAGGCACACAAAAAGAAACTTGCAGGCTGGTACAGAAGTGAGACAAGGCGTAAAAGTATTTGTCTTAGAGCTTTAACCAATATCAGAACTGCTGAAGAATTTAAAGATTATGAAAGAATATATTTTCCCTGCAATATGGATTTTAGGGGACGTGTTTATCCGATACCTAGTTTTAATTTCCAAGGTGATGACATCAATAAATCACTGATCTTATTTGCAGACGCACCAGCTTGTGAAGACGAGAATTGCTGGGACTGGTTACTTATTGAAGGAGCTAATTTAGCTGGTGTAGATAAAGTCAGCTATGATGACCGCAAGCAGTGGGTACTGGATAATGAGCATTTGATTTTAATGTCTGCGAAGGAACCGTTAGGGAACTTATGGTGGGCAGAACAAGACTCCCCCTGTCAATTCCTTGCTTGGTGTTTTGAATATAAAAAAGCTAAGGAATATATCAAGGAACACGGTAGCATCATAGGGTTTACTACAGGTATCAATGTAGCTTTTGATGGTACGTGCTCAGGGCTTCAGCACTTCAGTGCAATACTTAGAGACCCTATTGGCGGACAGGCGGTAAACCTCGTACCTTCAAATAAACCTAATGATATTTATGCTATTGTCGCCGCAAAAGTCAATGAGGTGCTAAAAGAAGATGCCCGAACTGGCACTACAGACGAAGATGCGGAAGACAAGGAGGGTAATAGTTACCTTAAATACGGTACAAGGACTTTGGCTCAACAATGGTTAGCCTTTGGGGTTACCCGAAAGGTAACAAAACGCTCTGTTATGACTCTTGCATATGGTTCTAAGGAATATGGATTTCGAGATCAAATTTTGGTAGATACTATTCAACCTGATATTGATGCTAAAGCTGAAGCTTCTATTTTTGCAGACAGTAAGAACCAAGCGGCTCGGTACTTAGCTAAATTAGTATGGGATGCTGTAGGTACGACCGTAGTTAAAGCTGTAGAGGGTATGAAATGGTTACAAGATTGTGCAAAAGCTGTTACCAAAGACAAACAGGTTGTGTCGTGGATTACACCAATGGGCTTACTCGTTCAGCAATCATACATGGAAGTCAAGTCTACGACCGTTATGGTACGGTGTGCTGGAAAGCGACTGCGTTTATATGATAACACCGCAACAGGGGACATTGACAAACGTAAACAAGCATCAGGTATAGCACCTAATTTCATTCATAGTATGGACGCCGCACATCTTCAGTTGACAGTTTGTAGTTGTGTAGACCAAAATATCAAACATTTCGCAATGATACATGATAGCTATGGCGCACCTTTAGCACAAGCACAGAAAATGTATGAGATTGTAAGACAATCTTTTATCACGATGTATACCGCAAATGATGTCTTGGAAAATTTCAGAAATGATATGAGTCTATTGACTACTCAGAAATTACCTAAACCACCCCAAAAAGGTGATTTAGACATCAATATAGTTTTAGATAGCAAGTACATCTTCTCGTGACAAATGTCCTGTGGTAGAAAGTGTCACAGATATTGGAGAAAGGAACCATAAGGTAACTTAAAGATTACCTGATAGTTTTACTAAGGGTATTATTTATAGATTGTCTTATAAATATAACTACTATTAGTTATAACCTATATGGTTCCTTAAAGTCTCCTAAAAGAAAACCTAAGGAGGAATTAAGTAATTATGAACAGACAAGACTTTGAAAGGTATATTGAGCAAGGAGGTAGGCTGTTTGTCGTCACCGATGACACAGAATTTAATATCGACGAAGGAGAAATTGTCGAATTAAAATTTGATGATGATTCTAATTACCCTGCTTTCTATTATCCAAACCAAGAGCAACGAGACGAGGATACTACTAGTAAATGGCGTTATATAAACTTAAAACGTCTCAAACCTTACATCCAGTCACAACCAATAGAAAAACACTACGACACCTTACATCAACCAATAGAAACCATGCAAGCCAATATGACACCCGAAGCATTTCGTGGTTACCTGCGGGGTAATATCATCAAATATACGTGTCGTATAGGACGTAAGGATGGCGAAGGAGAGCTTAAGGAAGCTAAGAAAATCCAAGACTACGCAAAATGGCTCGTTGAGAGTCTTGAAGGTAAAACTATTAACCCGAGAGAGGTAGGTAAATAATTATGAGAGAAATTGATATTTACGTCGGTCAAAAATATCGTGTTAAAGAAGATGTAGCATCATATATTAAGCGTGGTGCTGTAGTAGTCATTAGAAAGAAAGATGGAGAGTTTTATTGCGTACAAGATCTATCTAAAAATAAATATTTGGGTGGTCGCTGGTGGCTACATTACAGTCGTTTAGAACCCCTCAAAGGTATCGACCCTGAGGAAATCAAAGAGGGGCTTAGAGTTCACCATAAAGAGCGTGGGAATGGTACTGTAGCTACTGTCTCTACTAAGCTCTTTGTGATTAAATGGGATAAAAAGTCATCGACGCAAAATATATTTTCTCGTGGAGGGCACTTTTCATGGGACAACAAACGTCTTTGGAGCTGTGAAGAATTAACCATTCTTAATGAAAAAGACTCAGTATCAGATATATTGCAAAAATTACAAAAGGAGTGCGACGAAGCACTTTTTGACGCACTTTATGACTATTCAAAAAGACAATGCAAAGAAGCACTAGAAGAATTAAAAAGATTAAATACACTAAACGAAGAAAAATTAGACGGGCATCGTGAAGGTAATAAAATCATTTTTACCCTCGTTAAAGGTGATAAAACAATAGAAGCATCTGCATCTTGTAGCCCTAATGACACCTTCGACTACATTACAGGTTCTCAAATTGCACTTGCTAGACTTGCTCAAAAATGTGGTAAACCTGCAAAAGTATATCTACCAAAAGATACTAAAGATTTTCAAATTGAATTTATCTAAGCGTCACAGATAGTGGGGAAAGAGTCGACAAACTCTGACCTCACTTTTTGTTTAACTGAAAGGAGGTGAGAGAAATTACAGCAACTCCAGCTTCAAAGAAAACTAAGGCACTTACAATCGACATCAAGGTTCTAAAGCCTGATGCAGTTTTGCCTGAAAGTAAGACCGAAGAAGCGGCTTGCTATGACCTTGCTGTCTGTGGGGAACATTATTTACCACATGGGCAGAGCACTATTGTACCGCTTGGTTACGCTCTTGGTATTCCTAAAGGCTACCATGCAGAGATTTACTTAAGGTCTTCAGTTGGTGCACATAGCCGTCTTAGACTTGGTAATGGTGTTGGTATCATTGATAGTGATTATACAGGCGAATTATGTTTAATCGTTGATAACACAGCAGACTACCCATGCCGTTTGTTTCATGGCGACCGTATCGCACAAATGCTTATCAAAAAGAACGAAGATGTAGTTTTTAAGGTCGTTAAGGAACTAAAGGACACTAAACGTGGTTCCGGCGGTATTGGTTCTACCGGGAAATAATAAAGAAAGAGGATGATAAAAATGTTAACAGTACATGATTTTAAAGTAGGTACGAAAGTAAAGGCTATTGCTAATGACCCTAAAGGTTTAATAGGTGAGGTGGAGGGTTTAGTTGCTGATGGCACAATAGCAGTTGCTTTTGAGGGCTTCGATGGATACACTTGTTTCGGTAGTCTAGAAAAAGACAATGGGTGGTGGATGCTTCCGGCGGGCCTGGAAATTATTTCTAATACTGAGGAAACTTGCAGTTTACCTACTGTAGAAAAAGACAACATTGAGGAAGTATGTGCGAAAAGTGATCCACGTTTACGCCTGCTATCTGCCTATGAAGCTTACGAACAGGCAATTCAAATGAAAAAAGATGCACTGGATGAAATCAAACAAATTTTAAAAGAAATGGAGAGTATCTAATATTGGCAAAAAGACAAATTTATACAACTGCTAAAGGTGTAGCAATGTACCCGCACTTGCGGAAACCTGAAACCTACGAAGGACAAGAAATAGGTTTGACAATCAAATTGATGCTTGAAGCAGAGGAAACCGAAAAATTCAAAGCGTTCCTTATGGGTGAAGTAGAGAAAGCAAAATCTATGCCGGAATACAAAGGTAAATCCTTTGCTAATCCTAATATTGGCTTAGGCGAAACAAAAGATGGTGATGAATATTTCAAATTCAAAACTAAATCTACTTTTACTAATAAACAAGGGGAAACCTTTAAGAAAACGGTTCCGATTTATGATAGTAAAGGTAAACCGTTGCCGGATAACGTGGAAGTAGGTTCCGGCTCTATTGTACGTGTCGCTTATTCTGTTAACCCCTATTGGAAAAATAAGACCATGAAAGGGGTTACGCTTTATCTTGAAGCAGTACAGGTTATTGAACTTAAGGAATATGGTCAGCAAGATGCAGGTGCTTTCGGCTTCGGTATTGAAGAAGACGGATATGTTGTGGCTGATGCGGAAACCGTTGAGTCGCCTTTCACTGGTGATGAAGATACTGAAAATGGAGCTGACTTTTAATAGCCACACGTAAATTTTTCAGTAGAACAGGTGGTTATGCGTTCGCTCAGACACCATATCGTAGCGGATTGGAAGATAGATTAGCGGAACAACTCAAAAATGCTGGTATTGATGCCTCTTACGAGAAGCATAAAATCAAATATGTTATCCCTGCAACTAATCACACCTATACACCTGACTTTGTGTTACCGAATGGTATCATCATAGAAGGTAAAGGGCTTTTTGAAGCAGAGGACAGAAAGAAGCACCTGCTTGTAAAAGAACAGATGCCACATTTAGAAATCCGTTTTGTCTTCAGTAATCCGACCACAAAACTTTATAAAGGCAGTAAAACCAGCTATGCAGACTGGTGCCTGAAATACGGCTACAAGTTTGCTAAAGGTTATATTCCTGAAGAATGGCTTAGAGACACCAATAAGTACAGCTTAGAAGGAGTTTTATTGAAATGATTAAACTTCGAGAACGTGCTGAAACTTTAGGTGTCGTTTTGTTTTTTAAGGATACCAACACTAATAACCTAAAAGATTACTACAGACAATGCCGACAAACGGGTGCCCTTGATACAGGCGTGCACTTTTTTGTGACACCTGAAGGTGCCATAGAGACGGACAGATCTATAGAAACCATAGCTGGGTGGAACTTACCTGATAATGAGGTATCAATCTATGTCCTCGTTCAAACAAGCACTGGAAAGCCTAGTGACAGTCAAAGCTATGTGCTTACTAGGCTTATTGCAGACTTGCAGAAAAAATATAAAGATTTAAAAACAATCGAAAGGACTGAATAGAATGGAAAGTGAGGTCGTCCTCACACATCAACCTTGCCCGGACTGTGGAAGTAGTGACGCTCTCACAGTCTATACAGACCACACCTTCTGTTTTTCCTGTGAAACTCACCATAATGGAACAGGAGACACACCAAAGGAACATCCAAAGGCTTTAAAAGGCACCATACATCCACAGGATATGACTTTTGAAGCATTAAGTAAACGGGGGATAACACAGACGACCTGTCGTAAGTATGGTTATTATGTAACTACCTACAACGGTGACCCTTGTCAAGTTGCCTGCTATTGTGATGACAGTGGTAACAT